AAAGCATGTACTCCCCCACCCCTTTTTCAAAAATTCCCCAAGTGGAAAAATCAAAATGAAATGAAAGAGAAAACTCGTTTACAATTATTTTCAAAACTAAAATGCCTATACTATCATCTATTAAATTCCTTATTTTTTATTTCTATATCTATTATATCACTATTTCGCAAAATGTCAAGAAATAAATTTAAAAAATAAATTAAAAATATTTTCAAAAATCTCTTGACAATTATTTTTAATATGCTATAATGATTATAGTTAGAAATGAGATAAAAACATTTCTAAAAATAAATTAAAAATAATTTAACAAAACACTTGACAAGCATTTTGAGAAATGCTATAATGGTATTAGTTAAAACAAAGGAGAAAGAAAAATGAGAATGAAAGCACTATATGTAAACCACAATGACGAAACTTTTGCAGAACTTACACATGGGCAAGCGCTTGATGTTATCTTTAATGCAGATAACGCTGAAATGTATGGCGACCATGTAAACCAGATTGTAGACTTAGGAAACGAGATAAAACTTGAATTGTATAGAAATAATGAGTTTGTACCGTTTTCTGGTTACTATGAAAGAGTGAAAACACTATCTGAACTATATACAAATATTTCAGACTGGTTTGAAGAAGTTGAGTAAAAGAGGTAAAGACGATGACAAAAATCCATGTGATGTTTAAACTATTAAACGGGAACAGATTTATTGATACAATGATGGTTAGACCTGACGAGGGCGCAAAAGATGTAGTTGAATCATATATTTATAAATATAATCAAAGTTGCTATACAATGGGAGAACAATGTAACTATGATTATGAAATTTATAAATTTGAAAATTAAGGAGGTAAGGAAAATGGAACTATTTAAAACAACAGAAGAAAACATTGATAAGCTAGTAAGGAAAGGTTTAAATAGTAAATCGTGGATATACTACCCAGAACAGTTTACAGAGTTTTCTGGTATTTGTAGCGAAGACTTGATTATTATGAGTATCAGGGTTTTATCTTCGTTATCGGAGCGCTTAGGATTGTCTGATAAATTTATTACAGATTTTATTTATCCTATTTCACAATATAAAGGCGAAGATATGACGGCTAACCGTTTAAAGTTTATTGTTTTTACAATTTTAAGTCTTGATAAATAATTTACTTTCTTATCAAGTTTATCACTTGCTTTCTATTTGAAAATGTGGTAAACTTAAATAAGAAAATAAATAACAATTATTTTCTTAAATGTAAAAAGCAAATTTTAAAGAAAGGAGAAAAAGAAAAGTTGACTGACACACCTATTAAATGCTCTTTTAATGCTACTCAGGTAACTTTCAATCTTTATAAAAATGAAGATGGAAATGTAACCATCACAGCTGAAACAGTGACAATCAACCAACGGAGACAACTCCCGTATATAGAGCGTTATCTGAAAGAACGTTTTACGGGTTATCTCACTATCGAGGTAGTAGACTATGAATATAAGAGCTTTACGGCTTCTATCCCTTTCGCTACCGCCTTAGAATACGCAGAGGAACAACAAGCGGAAGGGGTGTAAATAAATGGCTTTAACACCAAAACAAAGGAAGGTAAAACGGGACTATTTAACCAGAAAGAAAAGAACACTACAACAGCAGGGTGCCTCTAACGCTGAAATAAAAGCTTTTATGGGTGGGCGGTGGAATTTTGCAGGAATGAGTGATAAGGCGTTAGAACGTGCTTATGATGAGATTAAAAGTAAAGGGCGTACACAAGTATTTGGAAATCATGTCTACACCAGTGACTATGTTAAAAAAGCTAAAGCATGGTACGGGGACAAGTTTTCTGTAGAAAAACTGACCCAAGGCTTTCGCTCTTCTCAACGCTCAGAATTGAACCGTTTTCATTCAGTTAAAGAAGTCAAAGAATACCGCTCAGAACGTGACAGAGAAGCTAAAGAACGCTATATACAAGCCCTTGAGGAAATGCACTACAACACCAGAGAAGCAGGAAATAAAGCACAAGAAAAAGCCTTTAAGAGTATGATTTCACGCATAAGGCGCATGAGTGCCAGCAACTTTGGCGCATTTCTAACAGGTGGGGCGTCTGACAAAGTTTCTTTTGATAACGTTATGGTTTTCGTTGACACAGACGGTAAAGAAACGGCTTTTGAATTTCAGGACAGCCTAGCTCGTGAAATCCTTGATAATGTAGATAAGTTTTCTAAACAGTTTGTCTCAGACATGAGAAGACGCAAGAAACGAGGTAAAAAGTGACTTGCTATTATGCAGGAGACTTTGAAACGACTACAAACGAGGAAGAAACAGAGGTATGGCTATCTTGCTTTGCGAAAGTTATTGACTATGACAAGCTAGACACATTCAAGGTAAACACTAGCTTAGAGGATTTTTTAAAATCGCTCTATCTTGACCTAGACAAGACTTATACCGAGACGGGAGAAGATGAGTTTATCATATTCTTTCACAATCTCAAGTTTGACGGCTCTTTCTTGTTATCTTTCTTTCTGAATAATGATATAGAATGTACTTACTTTATAAATGATATGGGGGTTTGGTATTCTATTACGCTTGAGTTTCCAGACTTTACGCTGACTTTTAGAGATAGTCTGAAAATTCTGAATTTTTCAATCGCTACGATGGCAGGACTTTTCAAAATGCCTATAGCAAAAGGAACAACACCCTTGCTAAAACATAAGCCAGATGAAATTAAGCCAGAATGGATTGATTATATTCATGTAGACGTTGCAATTCTTGCTCGTGGTATCTTTGCTATGTATTACGAGGAAAATTTTTCTAAGTACACATCAGCAAGTGAAGCGCTGACAGAGTTTAAACGGATTTTCAGGAAGTCTAAACGAAAATTCAGAGACTTTTTCCCAATCTTGGACGAAAAGGTGGATGATTTTTGTCGTAAAGCCTATCGTGGGGGCTGGACGTTTGCCAATCCTAAAACGCAGGGGCGCACGCTTAAACAGTTGATAGACATCTATGACATTAACAGTATGTACCCAGCGACCATGTTACAGAACGCTTTACCTATTGGAATACCGAAGCGATACAAAGGCAAGCCCAAAGAGATAAAGGAAGACCACTATTATATCTACCACATTAAAGCCGATTTTGACTTAAAACGTGGCTACCTCCCAACTATCCAGATTAAGAAAAAACTGGACGCTTTAAGAATCGGAGTCCGCACTAGCGACTATGTGACTACATCGAAGAACGAGGTTATAGATTTATATTTGACTAATTTTGACCTTGATTTATTCTTAAAGCACTATGACGCAACTATCATGTATGTTGAAACACTTGAATTTCAGACAGAATCAGGCTTGTTTGATGATTATATCACAACTTACAGATACAAGAAAGAAAACGCACAAAGCCCAGCAGAAAAACAAAAGGCTAAGATTATGCTAAATAGCTTATACGGGAAGTTTGGCGCTAAAATCATATCTGTTAAGAAACTAGCCTATCTGGACGATAAAGGTATATTACGCTTTAAAAATGACGATGAAGAAGAAGTACAGCCCGTTTACGCACCTGTTGCCCTTTTCGTAACATCTATTGCCCGTCACTTTATTATATCGAACGCACAAGAAAACTACGATAATTTCTTATATGCAGATACAGACAGCTTGCACTTGTTCCATTCTGACAGCCTTGTCCTTGACATTGACCCGTCAGAGTTCGGCAAGTGGGCGCATGAGGGGAGAGCCGTTAAGGCAAAATACTTACGCTCAAAACTCTACATCGAAGAGTTGATACAAGAAGACGGGACAACACACCTAGACGTCAAGGGCGCAGGTATGACCCCAGAGATTAAAGAAAAAATCACTTTTGAAAACTTTGTTATCGGGGCAACTTTTGAGGGTAAAAGGGCAAGTAAGCAGATTAAAGGAGGTACGCTAATTTATGAAACAACCTTTAAAATCAGGGAAACAGACTATCTCGTATGACGGGTTCATCTTGTCGGTTTACCGCTCCTTTTTTAAAAATTTATTACATCTACAACAGGTTAAAAATAAAAAAGGGTACTATTTCCAGAAATCCAGCAACGCACCAAAAAACACTATTTTTCTAAAGTCCTATCTAAAAGCACATTATGCCTATGAAGATTTTCAGTATATCATGCAACTTTATCAATTTGTTTCACAAGAATTTGATAAAATTTCAATCAATGCTTTTTACAATCTTTGTAACTATTTAGAAGAAAATAAAATCTATTCTCTTTCTTCTAACTCTCTTTACGATTGTTACGAGAAATCAAAAAATCGTCAAAACGATTTAAAAAATCTTAATACAATCATCGCACCATTAAAATTTTTAAAATCAACAAACGGAGATAAACAAAATGGCTAAACAACCAAAACATGAAAACTTTGATACAGTTGTGGCTCAGGCTACAATCACAGCGACATCTAATAAGTCAGACGGCAAGTATAAGCAGAAGAAAGCAACTAAAGCAGTGTACCTCGTCCCAGCGACAGAAGAAGACACTAAAAAGCTCGTAGACTTTGGGCTTACTCTTTATACACCAGATACAGAAAAAGACCCAGACGCAAAACCTTACTTTATTGTTAAGGCAACCGAAAATGTGAAAATTTTCACAAGTGAAACGGACTTTGAAGAAGTCAACTTTGGGGTATCTTATGAAGACGTGAACCCAGAGACAGGAGAAATCACAGTTAAGAAAACACCGAACTACAAGACAGAAGAACCCGTACACGTTGCGATTATGTTTGTAGAGGGCGGAGACAATGGAAACGACTTTTTCCGTCTTAACGCTCTTATGATGGCTGACACGTTGACCCTCGAAGAAGTGCAACCCGTGAACCCGTTCGCTGGATTGTTTGGAAAATAAAAAGAGCCTTCCCAATCGGGAAAGCTCCAATTATAAAGCGTTTTTCATGGCTTGAAAAGTCAGTTGGTTAGAATGACCCGCACTGGATAGCACCCCTTGAGGTGTAACCATCTACCCAGCACTAGACAAGCCTTGAAAAGCCTTACAGATTCACTATATCATACTTGCTTTATTTTGTCAAGTATGATATACTTTTCTTAAAAATTGAAAGGAGAGGAACATGACCTCACAGGAATGTCTAGCAGTGCTAGATAGTGCAATGGCAAAAGTCGGGAATGATGAAGAAATTGAGAGCCTGACGGCTGACTTGATTGACATTAAGGCTTTTGTCGGAGAAATTGACACAGTTGTCTCAGTCTTGAATGAAGACGTTGAGCGCCTAAACGTTAAAAATGGTAACTTACGTTCAGCAAATAATGAACTTTACCGCCGTTTAGGTCAGCAAGACGACATCATGAAACAAGCACAAGAAGACATGAGCGTAGTTTCAGCAATCAATGCTGTTATTTAATAGAAAGGAAGAAAGAAAATGAAACCATTTTCAAAATCAATTAACTGGTATCCTAACAACGCACTAGACGCACTCAAGGACGAACCAGAAACAGTCGCAGAAGTTACACCGCCAGCAACTATGCCAGCGGACACCCCAGCGCAGGAAGTGCCAAACTATCCAGCGCAAGCCCCAGCTAGCGAAGTTGAGGGCGTAGAAATGAACATCGACCACGAAAACGTGGTAGAAGAAGGAGAAGAATAGAATGGCTAATAAAATTACCACTTTCTTATCAGGACAAACTGGTAAACAAATCTCAAACATTGACCTATTGAACTCTATCCGCATCCGTGCCAGCGCTGACTATCAGGCTGATATTCCTGTACTTGAGGGCGCACGCATTAACCACGCAACCGTGCCGTATCAGGATTTTCAAAAGCATGCCAACGAGTTTTTCACAGCGTTGGTAAACCGCATTGGTTCTACAGTCATTAAAGCCCTTACTTATGAAAATCCGCTTGCTATTTTCAAGTCTGAAACCTTTGAGTTTGGGGACACATTGCAAGAAATCTATGTACACCCAGCAGAGAAGAAAACCTATGACGCTAAGTCAGACGTCAGCCCGTTCAAATTCGCTGATACAGACATCGAAGTCTTTTATCACACTTTGAACAATGAAAACTACTATGAGCGTACTTTTGAGCGTGCATGGATTCAGAAAGCCTTTGTTTCTGATATGGCGTTTGATGAGTTTGTGGACAAAATGTTTACATCATTGCTTTCATCTGATACACTGGACGAGTACCAAGCCGTTAAGGGTGTACTTGAGAAATCACTTGCGGAAGTTTCTTATACAGACCTTAAGGGTAACGCTAAAAAAATCACGGTGGCAGGTACGAAGATTGACGAGGAAAAACAAGACTTTGTCGTAGACTTTAACCAGTCTCTAATCAACTTATCTAAACGTTTCACAATTCCAAGCCGTACAACATTTAACAACCCTGTAGGCGTGCCAAACATGACGGCTATTGAAGACCAGTACCTAGTTATTTCAGCAGAATTTTCTACACACCTAGACATGCTTTTGGCTAACGCTTTCAACATGGATAAAGCAAGCGTACTTGCTCGCACTATTGTAGTAGATGATTTTGAAAAATTCACGGGAGAGGGCGCAAATAATGGACGTAAGCCAGTCGCTTTCCTTATCTCAGCTAAATCCATCATCAACAAGGACAAACTGGTACACATGGAAGCAATCCGCAACCCTCGCAACATGACCTACAATTATTTTTACCACCATCACTATATGACCAGTCTTTCACTTTTTGAAAACATTCATTTCTGGTATGTAGAGGATGCTGAATAAGCGCACCAAGGGCGGGCAACAGCCCGCCTATTTTATTAAGTGAAAGGGGACTAAATGAGTTACAAGAATTACAAGCGACATCTTGGCAAGATTGAACTAAATAAAGAAACCGTAGAGCGCAACCGTTTAGCCTTTTTTGAGTTTTATATCAATTATTTCTATAATATCGTGGTAAACTATTTCACTTGGGAGGGGTTGCCAAACGACATTGACGAGTTATTTATAGAGAAAAAGCTGATAGAAAATGGTCATGTAGCTTTCTTTCATGATGACACGTTTGGGTTTATTGCCCAAGGTGGAACAAGAGGGGAACGCTTAAACCATTATGACCAGCCTTTGACCTATCAACCAGTCAATGCCAGCAGTATGAACTATTTTAAACAAATGGAAATCGCTTATACTGAAAACGATTTTAGGGTTATTTCAGAATTACACGAAGCGAACCCAGACAAAATCAAAAGACCCTGCATTGTCATTCCTAACAATAATTTCTATGAGCCTTATATCGGTTATCTTGAGTTATTTTGTGAGAAGTTGGCAGACATTGAGCTGACAATCCAGCTAAACAGGAACGCACAAATCACACCGTATTTTATTTTTGCGGACAATACTAATGTGTTATCAATGAAGAATATCTTTAATAAGATAGCCAATTTTGAACCCGTGGTATATCTGAACAAGCAGAAAGACCAAGACGGACAAGACAGCTTTAAGCAACTATCTGACTATATCCAAGTTTTCAGAACGGACGCACCGTTTTTGCTGGATAAATTACACGATGAAAAGTTACGAGTTATGAACCAGTTGCTGACCTTTATTGGTATCAACAATAACCCGTCAGATAAGAAAGAGCGCTTGGTAGTATCAGAAGCTATCTCTAATAATGGGGTTATATCCGCAAATATAGAAGTAGGCTGGAAGTCCAGAAGAAAATTCGTTGAGCTTATCAATAAATGCTATGGGCTGGAAATATCGGTTAAACCAGCGGAGACTATCCAGCAATTCAATCTGGATAAGGTAGCGCTTGACCTTGCAGAAAAGGAGGGAACAATCATTGACCCAGACTAATACAACAGCAACGATTGCAACCTTTTTAAAATCCAGATATAGAAACCCCGTGACGGGACGGCTGGACGGCTTGGCGCTAGATGAAAACGGCGACTTTCTACATTATAACACGATTATAGACCAGACCTATAACGAATTATTTAAGGATATGGAACTGGTAAATGGAGTATCAGACAATTTCAAGAAAGAGTTTTGCAAACATTTCTACAACAGGGAGATTGGACTTGAGACTTTCGCCCGTTTCCAGATAGCCCTTGAAGAAGTTCTAAACAATGAATGTTTTAACTTATTCAAGTATCTAGCTGAAATCAGAAACAAGGCTATCAAGGACTTAAACCAGTCTATGAATATAGACACAGTAGGCAACCAGAAAGCGGACGGGCAAGCCTTACAGATTGCGAACACTACACCGCAGGAGCGCAAAGAAATTCTATTTACTGAACGCTACGGAGTTATAGAGTACGCTGATAACTTGGTAGAGAACCACCAGAAAAACAACGCAGACACAAAGAGCAACGTTTCAGGTTGGAGTGGTTCAAGCCTTGCGGAGCGTTTACAAGCTAACGCAGAATTAAAGGATATACAGTTTCAGATATTTAATATATGTGATAAGCTGTTTTTACAAGTCTTTTAGAAAGGGTATAGATGAAAGATTTATCAAACGCTAAAATAGTAAAATATGATAGTATGTTAGAAGAAATCACGCTTTTCAGCTTTCAAGACTTTGCTTATTCTGATGATGGAATGTATTATATCCAGTCAAACAGCAGACGCTTGGGCGACTTGTCTAAATTGTGGATAAAACTAAAGCCTATTTCTTATCATTATGAAAGCATTGAAAATGAAACTTTCTGGACTATCAGGAAAAGCTACCAGCCGTTACAATCCATTAAGGCGCTGTTATTTATCCGCTTTAAGATTGTGGGCGCTTACTATAGTTTTGAACGGTTGACCAGCAAAAGCAAGATGAATGGATTTAGCAGGGTTATAGATGATAATAACTATTTCTCACGCATACCCCTTGTAAATGAGGTGGTTCACTGGGATAACGGGGTTATTATCACACCTAACTATCAAATGAACATCACAGGGCTAAAAGAAAATCGTGTAGAGGTTGACGGTCAGCAACTCCTTGAAGATTGGGCAACCTTTAAAATCAATGTAAGCAATGATAGAAAGGGAGTACCTCGCACCATCATGACAGCAGAAAGAGGACATGAACACCTATGATAATTATTAACCTATCGGAAACACCCGATACACTACAGATTGAAGTGCTAGGACACGGAGACGATAAAGACCAGTCTTGCGCCCGTGTTTCCACAGTTTGCGATTGTATCTATTTAGGCTTTAAAGACCAGCTAGAGAAATACAAGAAGCATAACGGCTACACACTTTTAATTGCTGACAAGACAAAGCTAGGACGTAAAGGCGCTTTACTGGTTCGCTATCTTGAATACCTAGCAGACCTAAAAGACCTTTACCCAAACTCAATCAAAATCATTGACAAAACAAAAGGAGAATCAGAATATGGCAACAAATAGCAATGAAGTATATGAACCACAGAAAAAGACGACTAAACTTGTCCGAGGTATTCACTCTTGGATTAAGTTCCAAAAACATCAGGGAGTTGAAAGCCTAACCATTCAAGGTAAGCAAGCACTTGCAGACGTTTCACAGGATAAGAACGGGGACGCTAACCTAGTCTTAAAAGCTGACCGTGACAAAGTGGACTATGTGCACTCTAACGTGCCTTACCTACGCACCAGTCACACACAAGACGGAACAGACCCGTACCAAGAAAAAACAGCAGTTATCAGCCAAGACTTGACACAGTTTCCAATAAATGACGGTCAACTTGTGTCAATCACAAAAGCAGAGGATAGTTTGACAATCCAAGATGAAAATATTAAAACTTTTGTAAATACAACGGTTACAACAAAAGAAACTGAAATCAAACAATTCATCGGAGAAGTCAAAGAAGAATTGACAAACAAAATCAATGAACACGGTGGAACAGGAACACAAATTGATTATAGTGCTAATTTATCTTATCGAAGAATGGTTACATATAATGGCGACCCTTGCGCTTATTTCCATCTTACCGATTGTTTAATAAGTGAAAGCATTTTAATTTATGTTCATTATCAACCAGCTAGTGGCGGATATGCTAACATACAGCAATATATTTCATCACAAATTGTGACAGATTATGTTAATAATAACGTAGAGTTTGGTTCTCCTTTATACGATGGTATCCGTATAATGTTACCAGAAAAAGTTAGTAATGCTACATTTGAAGTTATCACACTTGGTCATGTTTCAGAAATGGATAAAATTAACCAACCACTAGCGCTAACAAGTAATACATCTATCGCACCTTATACACCAAGAAGCTAAGAAAGGGTTTAACACATGAATCCAGAAGAATTTAAAGACGAGTTTTTCAGGGCTTACCGTGGGCGCTATTCTTCTTACTGGGTGGAACGTTGGGGGCTTATCCCCTCCATTCCTACCAGCTTTGATAATGCCAATTCAATCTACGAGCTTTTGGCTTGGCTACAGCGTGCCTTTAAGCAACTACTTGACGACTTTGTGGCTTTGGAAAGCGAACTAGAAGACTATAAGAACGCTTTGACCGAGTTACTAGAACAGCTTATTCCCCTCCTTATTCGCCGATACATGGAAAGCAAGGAAGCGGATAAATGGTTTAATGACAAGGCGGACATCTACTATAACAAGATTATCAAACCTTACATTGACGCAGAGATTGCAAAAGTCAATAAGAAAATTGCTAACCTTGAAAAGAAAGTAGATGATGAAGTGAAGCGACTTGATGGACGGATTGACGCTTTAAATGACAAGCTAGAAAAAGAAATCAAGAAGCTAGATGACCGAATCACAAAGGAAGTTGAAACATTAAACAACCGTATCACAGCGGAAAACAACGCTTTAAAAGAACGGATTGAAGCCCTAGAAAATGCTAACGCAGGCTTGCAAAACGCTTTGCGTAAAATCATTGAAAACCTTGAGGGGTCAGGAGCTTGGAGCGGTGGGCTTACTGGTAGCTTTAACCAAGGGCGCAACATCGCAACAGGTAATATTAACTTGTTTGGTGGTACACCAGACGGTTCAAGCTTTATCCGAACCAACAGCGGAAGCACAGAAAACGACCTCGCAGGAGGTATCTAATGCCTTTAGAAACACGCTTTTCAACCTCTACTACAGCCAACGTAGAAAACTTTGGTACAGGGGTAGCCCCTTGGACGGAAGCCTATGCTAATGCTTGGCAGTTCTCAGGGGACACAGACTACGGCTACATGACCAACGGGAACACGACCTATATACAGTACGGGCAAAATGACCCGTCTGTATGGGCGTCCATGCGTTTCTGGGGCGAATCCGTTGAAATCCTAGAAGAGACAAAAAACGATGATAATTCTATCACGGCTAAAATCAGAGTTAAAGCCCTCTTTTGGTGGTCAAAACGGGTCAGCTCAAACGCTGGGTATCGGGTAGAATATGATATTAAAATCAATGGGCGCACCGTTTGGACGTTTAGCGGATATACAACCGATGAAGTCATTAAAAATGATGAAGTTGCCCAAGACTTTACCGTAACCATACCAGCCGAAGAAAGTTCATCAGCCAGTGCCCTAAATATAAATGTATCTTATCCAGACGGGCAATATTCAGACAATTCTTTCTATGTGGGTATGTACCTATATAATACCAATAAGAAAAAGCCTAAAACTCTGAAACCGTGGGCAATCCGTAAAGACGGAATCTTTAAGACCTTAAACCGTCCATCGGGTATCTTCCAACAGAGGAAAGGCGGTTGGCAAGACGTAAGCGAACAGCCAGCAAACGCAGTTGGGCAAGCAGTCACAGCACCCCACAGCGTGAGACGTGGGGGAGAATGGATAGGACAAGGACAGATAGGACAAGAATAAGGGAGGGTTTCAGCCCTCCTATTTTTAAAGGAGAGACTATGCAAGAATCAACCAAGATATGGCTTTATGCTAAAAGCCCTTTTAAAAATGACTATGCGAATGTGATTAACTTTGAGACAAGGGAAGCTATGGAGGATTTTTTTACTAAAAAGAATCCACATATAGAAATAGTGTACGAGTATGACAAGTTTCAATATACCCAAAGAAACGGCTCAATCGTAGTTTCTGGACGGGTAGAAAAGTATGAGAATGTGACTTACATGAGGTTTATAAACAACGGGAGAACCTACTACGCTTTTGTCTTTGACGTTCTCTATATCAATGAAGACGCTACACGCATTATTTACGAGGTGGACGTTTGGAACACCTACCAGCACGAACTAAAGAGCCTTAATGTGATTGGGCAGGTAGAGCAACAGACATTGCCTAATGAATTGTGGGCACTGAAAGACAGTCAGCAAGGCTTTTCAGTTGGGACTAAGTACGCAACAAGAGCTGGAGAGGTTGGGATAGATACGGAGTGGCTTGTAGTCGTGGCAAAACCTACTATTAAAATGACAACCAAGGCAAACCGCCCTGTAAATATGAGTTATTCAGGTATGCAGAAAACTTTTAAATACTTTTTTATCCCTGTAAATTTGAAAAGTGGAGCGTCCAGACCGTTTATTTTTCAGGGCAAAAAGTATGATAGCTTTTACCTTGAAAACCTGTATAAGCACCTTTTCGGATTGAATCAAGACGGCAGTAGCACCGTAAACCAGATTGTGAACATGTATTTAAGCCGTGACATCGGGGTAAAATACAAAGAGACAACCGAGGGCGACAAGACCTATATAGAAATCTTGTCAAATATCACGGGGAGCGTTGCAGAGATTGGGCGAAAGAACAGCCGAAACTATCGGACATCGGGTAGTAGCTCAAGCGGTGAAGGTGGAAGCACCAACGAGAGCGGAGACATTTCAACCGAAGAAAGCCGTGTTAGGTTGGTTACTCGAATCATTAAAAAGCTAGTACCAGACGTAACAGCGGAAGGAATCGCTGGAATTATCGGAAACTTTTCAGCAGAAAGCAACGTCACAGCCAAGAAATACGAGGCAGACTATGCTACAGGGTACGAGTACGAGAAAATGGAATCAGAACCAACAGCAGAAAACCTCATGGGAAGCTGGGGCGCTTTTGCCAGTCTCTACTCTATCAGCTTAAACGAAGCAGGCTATAGAGGGAGTGACGGCAATCACTGGATAGGTATCGGAATTGGTCAGTGGACGGGTCCAAGGGCGGAGGAGCTTTTGAACTTTGCAAGAAGCCAAGGGAAATCACTTTGGGATTTTAACCTACAATTTCAATTCATGAACCAAGAGAGCCGAGCCGATACGTTTAGACGTGTAGCCAGTTCATCAGCCAGCGCCAGCACCAACGCAAGCGATTTTATGAACAACTGGGAGGGCGTAGCCTACAAAGAAGCCGAACGCATAGAGCAGGCAAACGCTTGGCTTTCAACTATTCAAGACGAGTTACAGAAAGGGTAAGACATGGCAGAAGCAACAGAAACGCTAAAAGCACTAAATGAAATCAAGTCAAGAGTTGGGACAAGTGTAGGAAACGGGCAATGTTACGGGCTAGTGGCTTTGTATTCTCAACTCTTGGGCGGTTGTGACATCGGGGGAGGTATCAACACCCCGAACCCCAACGGCAACGGTAGACAAGCCAGCGGAAGCGATACACAGAGGGGTATGAGTGCCAGCAATATCGGGGGCGATTATGACTGGGAAGCCTTGGGCTGGAAAGTCCGCTTTGACCCGTCTTGGGCTGATTTACGGGTAGGGTGTATTGTCTGCTATATCCCAAGCGGTAACAACATCTGGGGGCATACGTCTGTTATATCAGCGGTCAACGGCTCAAGCTATGACGTAATAGAACAAAACTACGCTTGGAGCGGTTACACTACAGAAAGAAGCGGTATAGATACGGTTGCCAACATTGAAAGCATTATCTACCCTCCCGAAGTTGTCGCAGGTGGCGATATTGGAGAAATCACAGGCAACACAGGGGATAGACAACTAGGCAATGGGGACTATTCAAAAACAGCCTTTGACGTTGAAGCACTTTTGATTGAAGTGGACGGATTTTTTGACTATCGACCTAATGTGTATGAAATCCCTAACTTGTTAAAGATAGCCTATGACCAGATACAAGAGGGTTTACGCTCATACATGAATAAAGACGACCTAGAAATAGAAGTACAGCTATTAAATAGTGAGTTCACAGAGATAGAGCTTTATGACATCTATGGTAATAGTTATGTGTATCAACCTCAGTATTTACCGAGAACCATAGACGAAGCTCACAAGTATAAAGTGGTAGTGAGTGGAAGCCTTGGCGATAGTAACCAAGTCCATATTAACTTTTTAGAGTATAACAACGCTAACAATGTAAGCTATGCTGATAAGAACATTCTGGATAGCTTGGAGAGTGGCGACTGGGCGGAACACAATCCAGAGCATTTTAAGTACGGGCTTAATGACGTGACAGGAAAAAGCGTTGCAATCTTGAATGACGCAGAAGCCAGCTATATTCAGAGCCATAAGAATCAAATGGAGCATACACAGCTAACGTTTAAAGAGAATCGGGACATGCTGAAACAGAGTGTAGACCTTTCTAATAAACAAGTAGCTACAGCCAACTCACAAGCCAGCTATAACGCACAATTTGCCGTAGACAGCGCCAACATCAACCAATGGACAGAGGGCGCTAGTGGTATCTTAAACGTGGCTGGAAATCTCTTAACAGGAAACTTTGGGGGCGCACTTGGTGGGCTTGCGTCTAGTGGTATGAAAGTTTTCAACGCTAACCGTGATTATAATGATAAGGTAGTACAACAAGGATTTACAAGCGAAAACAACGCTTTGAAATCACAATCAAACGCACTCGCTAACATGAAATCTAAAATAGCGTTAGACCAATCTATCAGAGCTTACAACGCTACGATGGCAGACCTACAGAACCAGCCTATCAACGTCCAGCAGATTGGGAATGACCTAGCTTTCCAGAGTGGGAACAGACTAACAGACGTCTATTGGAAAGTTTCCTTGGCTCAGAAAGAAATCATGGGACGGGCGAACGAGTATATCAAATGTTACGGGGTGCTTGTCAACTGGTTTACTAATGACGCTTTAAGTGTTATGAGGTCAAGAAAGCGATTTAATTATATCAAGATGATTAACGTCAACCTTGGAACACTAAGAGCGAACCAGTCGCACATGAACGCTATTCAGGCTATTTTTCAATCAGGTGTCAGAATATGGAACTATTCAGCGAATAAAGAAGACAGCATTTTGTTTGATATTCAGAAAAACAACCCGAATTTTTAAAAGTATGATATAATGAAATAGAAAGGAGTGATTTTCTATCGAACAAGTTGAAAAATGGTACAATCCACAGAAAATGTTATCTTATAACCAGTATCTAAACTTTGTTATTGGTGGGCGTGGGATTGGGAAAACCTTTGCACTCAAGAAGCACCTACTGAAACGCTTTATAGACAAAGGGGAGCAATTCATCTATTTAAGGCGGAACAAGTCAGAGCTTGACCGAATAGACAAGGACAAGTTTTTTACTACAGAACTACTTAAACAAGTCTTTACAAACTTTGAGGTAATAGACAGCGACGCTAGTAAAATTCATACTAAAATTGTTTTCAGAGCGGACAACATGGAAGAGGAAGAAAATATTTTAGTTTTATCTTCTACCAAGATTATACTTAATGGGAAAATCGTTTGCTATCTCAAAAGCCTTTCTACTTGGGTAGACTTGAAAGGGTCAGAGTATGATGAGGTTATGAGTATTCTCTACGATGAAGTCTTAATAGACGTTACCAGTAAAAAAAGGTATCTTGATAACGAGGTGGAAGCCCTGCTAAACTTTATCTTTTCTGTTTTTCGTAGGCGTGACGGTTGCCATGCTTATCTACTATCAAATGCAAGTAATTTCAACAACCCCTATTTTGCCTTTCTGAAATTCTATGACGACAACGGCAAGCGCTTTTACAATATGAAACAATACGCAACCTTGATAGAGTTCCCCCCTCATTCAGCTTTCCAGACCGAAGAAGAAAAAGAGAGCGGATTCTTTAAGCTGTTAAGTAAGTCTAGTATTTATGAAAGCGTTGCTAATAATGAGTTTCAAATTAAAAACGATAAGAACATAGCGAAGATTAAAGGCTTGAAGTCTAGGCTGTATAGTTTCTATTGTGACGGTACATTTTTAACAGGGTACTATATCGACAATATGGTATATATCGCTAAAGGCTTTGACAAGAATTTGACCGCTTATTGTCTTGAGGTGGAACAGGTGGAAGACGGTTTTGTTTACTTGAACAAGTCCAGCGCATTGGGTAAGACTTTAAGGAGTCTATACTTAAAGAATATGTTTATTTATGAAGATTTAGAAACTAAAAACAAATTTATAGAGGTAATCAATCATGTTATATAATATTATGCTAGAAGTTGCTAAAGGCGACTATATCACAATTCTCTTTGCTTTGATTCTGTTTGACTTTATCACAGGGTTTTTAAAGGCTTGGAAATGGAACGTTACAGACAGCTGGACAGGCTTAAAAGGAGTTATCAAACATACCCTTACATTCATTTTTTACTACTTTGTAGCGGTATTCTTGACCTATATTCACGCTATGGCAGTCGGTCAGATTTTGCTGGTTATCATTAACTTATACTATGCTTTGTCAATCATGGAAAATCTTGCTGTTATGGGTGTATTTATTCCCAAGTTTATGACGGCAAGGGTGCAAGAAGAGTTACAGAAATACACAGCACAACTAGACGCAGGGAAAGACCTGCTAGAAGAATTTAAAGGAGAAAAGAAATAATGGTTAAGAAAAATGATTTATTTGTAGACGTTGCAAGCCATCAAGGCTACGACATTTCAGGAATTTTAGAAGAAGCAGGGACAACAAACACAATTATTAAAGTGTCAGAAAGTACAAGCTATTTAAACCCTTGCTTGTCTGCTCAAGTGAGCCAGTCAAATCCTATCGGGTTTTATCATTTTGCTTGGTTTGGTGGAAATGAAGAAGAAGCAGAAGCAGAAGCACGCTATTTCCTTGATAACGTGCCTACACAAGTTAAATACCTTGTACTAGATTATGAAGACCATGCAAGCGCAAGCGTACAAAGAAACACTACCGCGTGCTTACGCTTTATGCAAATTATCGCAGAAGCTGGATATACACCTATTTATTATAGTTACAAACCGTTTACGCTTGATAATGTGGACTATCAGCAGATTTTAGCACAGTTCCCTAATTCTCTATGGATTGCAGGCTATGGCTTAAATGATGGTACAGCTAACTTTGAATACTTTCCAAGCATGGACGGTATCAGATGGTGGCAATATTCTAGTAACCCGTTTGACAAGAATATTGTACTGTTAGATGATGAGAAAGAAGATAATATAAACAATGAAAACACTCTAAAAAGCCTTACCACAGTAGCCAACGAGGTCATTCAGGGACTTTGGGGCAACGGTCAAGAACGTTATGACAGTTTAGCGAATGCAGGGTATGACCCCCAAGCGGTTCAAGACAAAGTGAATGAAATCTTAAACGCTAGAGAAATTGCAGACCTTACCACAGTAGCCAACGAGGTCATTCAGGGACTTTGGGGCAACGGTCAAGAACGTTATGACAGTTTAGCGAATGCAGGGTATGACCCCCAAGCGGTTCAAGACAAAGTGAATGAAATCTTAAACGCTAGAGAAATTGCAGACCTTACCACAGTAGCCAACGAGGTCATTCAGGGACTTTGGGGCAACGGTCAAGAACGTTATGACAGTTTAGCGAATGCAGGGTATGACCCCCAAGCGGTTCAAGACAAAGTGAATGAATTACTTTCATAACAAGTAAAAGCTAGTAGAAATTTTCTACTAGCTATTTTTATATTCTGCTATGATTTTATAGGCGTCCTCATCTGGGTTATCCAGAGCAATGGAGCAAATGGCAGACAGGACAGCTGTTCATCTGATTGTATTTCTGTAAATAGTGATTTTCTAGCTGTTTATAGTTGCTTATGTGTTTTTCATATCCAGCTAGTGAAAAAGAGTTATGGAGATTTATGAGTTGCTGGGTCAGTCTTGCCTTGTCTAGCCCGTCTGGGTATGCTTTCATCATTTCTGAAAGCGTTTCAAGATAGCTGGTAAATGAATGTATAACCAGTTCGTCAAGTGTTACCATACCCCGAACGCTGGAAGCGGTTAGACTTGCAATCTTTTGACCGTGCAACCTTAAACTGTTTTCAAATTGTAAGGCTATTTCTTGCTGTTCTAAGCGTGTTTTGTCTTCCATAATATTAACCCCCTACATTCTCTAAATAAGCGACAAGGCGCAAGATAGAAGCCGTGTTGCTATCGTTTTCTCGCTTTAACTTCGTGATGGTGCTTTGTTGTTGCTCAAGTTGTTTTTGTTGTTTGAAAATGGTATAAGTCAATAGTGACATTATCACTAGAAAAACCAAGATGGCAAGGTTACAAGAAGCGAACCACCAGAACCAGAAACGACCTTTTTTGTTTAATTTGTTATATGAATTTTTCATTTTCTTAATACCTCAATTTGTATAACTCTCTTTCTACTGATAAATACGTGACCTCAAAAGAACCTTTATAAACATGAGAACCATCGCTCAAATATTGCGGATAAACATCAAGTAATTTATAATCGTGAATATAAAAATCTTCTATTTCTTCAATTTTATCTTTAAAATACTGTTTTATAAGTTCTAATGAAGAATAAGGACAATAATCAAAATGATATAATTTAACTATCTTTCTAACCCTTTCAATTTCACTAGGAAAAATATTTTCTAAACAATCCATACTAATATCGCTCCCTTCCTTGTATAAAACGTTCATAAGCTGATTTTAAGCAATAATGACTATATTTTGAAAATTTAAGGTCTTTGATATTCTCAAATATTATCAATTCTTTTTTATTTTTGCTTTCAAACAAATTTTCAGAATATTCTGAAAAACCTTTAATAAGATAGTGTTTTCTTTCTGCTTCCAGCCTTTCATCTGAAAATGTTTTTAAGCATTGAATCTTGAGAGGCGTTACCCCCTCAAGAATAATCTGAAATTTTGCTATCATTCTATAAACCCTCTTTACTTAAATACTCATATTTTCCGTCTTTAAAGACTAAAAGTTTAGTCGGGTTTAACTTAAACCCTAAATCACATTTAAGCCTTGCCCTTATTGTATTATAGTCTCTTGCTGATGATTTTGCAAATGATAGCTTAACCACCCTCACATAAGCCTTATAAGGTTCGTCCCTATAAATGTAATAGAATTTGAAAAAATATGTTTCCATGCTCTACCCTTTCTTTAATCATTGATATAAGCAACAAGAGCGTAAGCGTCAAGCCAATTAGCAATAGAACCGCTACGAACCAATAAATGATAGATATGTTCTGGTGTTTTACCTTTATTTAATTCAAAAAATTGTTTTAAAACGTTTGGTGTAACACTTGCCAAGGCTAACAAAACTCTTGGCGATTGGCTATCAAGTGGATAATCTTTAATAATACCCATTGCAAACTCTTGAACCTCTTTTAATTGTGTCATATATTTCATTTTTCTTACCTCTTTATTCTTTATGTAACCATTATAGCATTTCTCAAAATGCTTGTCAAGTGTTTTGTTAAATTATTTTTAATTTATTTTTAGAAATGTTTTTATCTCATTTCTAACTATAATCATTATAGCATATTAAAAATAATTGTCAAGAGATTTTTGAAAATATTTTTAATTTATTTTTTAAATTTATTTCTTGACATTTTGCGAAATAGTGATATAATAGATATAGAAATAAAAAATAAGGAATTTAATAGATGATAGTATAGGCATTTTAGTTTTGAAAATAATTGTAAACGAGTTTTCTCTTTCATTTCATTTTGATTTTTCCACTTGGGGAATTTTTGAAAAAGGGGTGGGGGAGTACATGCTTT